GTACTGTATTGGTAAGGGGATCGATATCGGCGGCGGCAAGTGGCCGTTCTGTGAGCGTGTTGTGGATAGTGGTAATGAGGACGCGCTGAACTTCAAGGGGGATGATTACGATTTCATATTTTCAAGCCATTGCCTTGAGCACCTGGACAAGCCCCGCGTCGCTTTGCGTTACTGGCTGACCAAGTTGCGGCCCGGCGGCGTACTGTTCCTGTACCTGCCACACCCGGACATGGAATATTGGCGTCCCGGCAACCACAAGGGGACCAGTTGCGATCCACCATCACCGCACCGGAATATATGGGAGCCGCACGTCGCGGCGGCCATGGTGGGATTCGCCGGGTTTCGGGATATTATTTATTCAGGGCGCGATCTGGCGTGGTCATACTGCGTGGTGGGCTGGAAATGATTTAGCGATTTCGCACAGGCGGGATGCAGCTCTATCAGATAACAGAGCCGGGCAATCGGCCCCGGTATTTCGCGGCGTTTTTTCAGCCTGGTGATCGTCGATTGATCGACGCCCAGTATGCCGGCCGCCTGATCTTTCGTCCAATTCTGCCGCTCGATAAATTCCGCGAATTCTTGGCCGGTCATTGCCGTTTATCCAAATTCTCTTTATAAATTTCGCCGGCCTCGCGCAGGAGCCGGGCGACGGATTGCACCGACGCGCCACCCTCGGCGATCATCTGGTTGAGTTGATCGATCTGTTTTATTTTGCCGTCCCACGCGCCCGGCTCGGCCTGGACAAATTCCACCACGATCCCGGTCGGCCGGTGCGTGGCCGTGCAGGCGGCGAGGTCCACTCGCCACCTGTTGCGCCAGTTGCGGTTGGGGTGGTTGGTCATATTGGTGGACAATTATTAAGCCACGCTTGCATGAGTGGTTGCTCCTTTTTTGAGATTTTGGCCACGCTATAACCGAGCAGGATATAGCTGTTGTAATTCAGCGCCCCGCCATCCGGCAGCACTATCACCGGCTGATGATATCGGCTGGCGCAATGATCGGTTGTAAGCCTGGCGCGGATGGTGCGCTCGCGCCCATTATCAAAGATATCGATATATTTAAGTAGCATGTTTAATATCCTCTATTTTTTTGTTGTACTCTCTGATTGCGGCGCTATAAGCGGTTAACTCGGTGTACTCGGCGCTGGTGATCATGTGCTGTTTGCCATCAACATAATAAGAGTGGTTGCCCGGCTTGCCGTAGTATGTACCATTCCATTTTTTGCCATTATTATAGGGGTGGCAGGTGGGTCTGGTGGGTTTTTGTACCTCGGCAATTTTGGCATCTATGGCGGTTTTGTCGGCAATCCGTTTTTGCGCCATCGCTATATCCAGCGGGCCGATCCCATTTTTGATCTGGGTTATGCCTAATGCCTTGGCATCAGCGGTCATGGCGCGGTTGGCCGCGCTTGTTGCGTCTGCCAGTTCCGCAAGGGGCGCGGTTTTGATCCATGCCTTGTCGGGCGCGGACATCGATAGCATGGATAATACGCCGCCCCGGACCTCTGCCCAGTGATATCCGAGCGCCTTGATCTCATCCTTGCGCGGCACGGTGCCGCCGGTAAGGATGATCTCCGCCATGATGTTGCCGACCGGATCAGTATCCAGCCCATTGGTGCGCACGGTCATGGCGATCGGCATTTTGGATTCTGCTTCGCGTTTTTTTGCACCCCAACATTGCGGGCAATCCTGGCCAGCCATGTATGCGACCTTGTCCTCGCGGCCGGAAGTCTTGCCGTACAGTTGTGTCTCGCGGCTGTGGCCGCAAGCATGATCGATTGTGTACCAGCTCATATTTATCTCCTCTGCCCCTGAGTCCCCGAGGCGCGGTTGGATGGAATATCTCCATCTCTAATGTAATTATAGGCGCATTATGCGCCCAAATCAAGTAAATTTATGAATTTATTTATCTTGTATTATCAGTAGGTTACAAACGTCGTTTTGCCTCAAAAAAGCGCGGTCTTGAAAATCAGAGACTTACAATATGAGCCTGCCAATATCAACCCCTGCCCTGGGTCGCACGCGTCGCTCCTGGCGCATCCTGCGCAGTGGCCGTGGGCGTGTGGTAGAATAATTTTATGATTTTAGTCGCCGGCGACATTATCCAGGACGAATACATTTATGGCGATGTGACGCGCATCTCCCCGGAGGCGCCGGTGCCGATTGTCAACGTGACGCGAAGGGAAGTTCGGCCGGGCGGGGCGGCGAACGTGGCCGCGAACCTACAGGCGCTAGGCGCGGACGTGAAACTACTGGGCGGCATGTCCGATATCCGTAAGACCCGGATCATTGGCAATCATCAGCAAATGTTACGCATCGATGAAAAGGACCAGGCCGTACCGATCCAGCCGGTCGTATTTAAAAAGGCGGCGATAGGTGTCGATATTGTGGCGTTCTCGGATTATGACAAGGGCTCCCTGCAGTACGTATCTGATTTTGTCCGGCAGGTTAAATATGCGCTGGTCGATCCGAAAGGTGATTTTTATAAATACCGCGGCGCGTTCCTGCTCAAGCCGAACCTGCAAGAATTTATAGCCTACGCAGGGGAAGGCAATATCGAAGGGCGGGCGGCGGAGTTGAGAGGGGAACTCACTATTGCCGCGTTCTGCATCACCCTGGGCGCGGACGGCATACTGCTGGTAACGGATAAAGTTACCCGCATACCCGGCATCAGTCGGCAGGTGTACGACGTGACCGGGGCCGGGGATACCGTGCTGGCGGTGCTGGCCTTTGCGCTCAGTATCAATCTGACGATTGAACAGGCAGCGCACTATGCCAACCTTGCCGGCAGTATTGTGGTCAGCCGGATGGGGACGGCAACCGTGACACGGGCCGAGTTGGGGCTATGAAAGTCTTGATTAACGGCTGTTTCGACATTCTGCATCGCGGACACCTGCACCTGATAAATATTGCGTGGCAATACGGCGATGTGATCGCTGCGGTGGACACAGACGAATCAGTGCGTGAATTGAAAGGGCCGGGGCGTCCGGTTAATCCCCTGGCCGTTCGGATATCTTATCTCAGGCGGCACGTGCGGCAGACGATATCATTCCACCATAATAACTACCGGGCGCTGGTCGAGAAACTGAAGCCGGACTATATCATCACCGGCGACGACCACGACTATGACGACGTGCGGCAACTGGCGGGTGACGGGCCGGAGATCATTCTGGTCCCGCGTTACAATGACTTATCAACCACGAGGATAATTAATGGACAGGCTCATTAAACGGTTTGATTTCCGCAGGGTGGGGATTCTGAATATTACCGACCGTGGCGTGGCCTATCAGCGCAACATGGGTGCGCGGATCGAATATGACCGGAATTATCTTGAGAGTTGTAAAAGGAAAAATATAGAACAGCCGTTTACAAAGTCTATCAACGACCAGCGGATAATGCTGGTTGATAAGTACATGGGCCGGGTTCCGTTCACGCTGGGCGATCCGGTGCTTGATATCGGCTGCGGCTCCGGGCTGTTTGTCACGTCGCGCAAGAATACCTACGGGTTCGATATCAACCCAGCGACCGCGCAATTATTAAAAATCAGTCAACTCTATTCAGATGAGTTTGAAAAATTCTATGGGTTCTGTATGTGGGACACGTTGGAACACATCGGAGACCCGGAAAATTTCTATTTCCGCCGGATGCCGGAACAGTCCATGCTGTTTGTCAGCATTCCGATCATTGACGATATCAGCCGGGTTCCCGGGTGGCACCACTACCGACCGAATGAACACCTGTATTATTTTACCGAGCAGGGGTTTGTCGACTGGATGCAGGCGCAACGGTTTCAACTCCTGGAAACGCTGAACTTTGAAACAACAGCCGGACGCACGGACATCAAGACGTTTGTATTCAAGAAGCGGGCCGACCGTTATCACTATTACCTGAATCAATACAAACTGTTACACGGGCAGGCATACGGACATTCAGCGCACTTGTACTTTGATATGATCTCCAAAATGGTTCTTGAGTTGGATCCGGGCAGCATCCTGGATTATGGTTGCGGGCGCTCCGACCTGGTAGCGCACTTCTGGAAAGATGGGACCCGGCGCATTGCCAAATATGATCCCGGTATATCCGACTACAAGGCCATGCCGGAGGGTGTATTCGACCTGGTAATTGCCTGTGACGTGCTGGAGCATATCCCCCTCGAGCATGTCGATATCATCCTAGGCGAGATCCGGGCAAAGTCCGAAAGGGCTATATTTACCATATCCATGCGCCCGTCCAGGGCCAAATTACCGGACGGCAGCAACGCCCATGTGACCCTGTTGACGGCGACTGAGTGGGCGGAATGGATAAAATCAGTATTCGGTAGTGCTATAATCCACAAAACACAGTGGGAACACATTAACCTGGTGACGACATTTGGCTAAATTAAGACTTGATGCAGGCGAGTTAAACCGGTTTATCACGGTTCAGTCGGCGACCGAATCCCGGACTGCTGCGGGCGACGTGACCGAGACATGGGCGGACCTGGACGACGCTTGGGCTGAGATACAACCATTATCCGCCCGCGAGTTCGTCACCGGCAATCAAATCGCGCAGGACGTGACCCACCGGATCCGTATGCGGCATTATCCTGGCCTTACCCCCTCCAACCGCATTAAATACGTGGTCGGCGGCGTTACCCGTTATTTCAATATCCACTCCGTCATTGACGCAAACGAGGCGAATTGGTACATGGAACTGCTGGTTAAGGAGGCGCTGTAATGGCTGTTGATATTCACGTTATAGGCGGACCGGAACTGGAGAGGAAACTACATTGGTTAGCCGAGAAGATGCAGAAATCTATTGCCAAAAAAGCAATGCGGGCCAGCGTGAAGCGGATACATGCCCGGATTATAGCGAATATTACCCGGTTGCAATTAATCGACACCGGTGTCCTGTTGGTATCATTCAGCGAGTCAAAAATTAGAGCACAAACTTCAAAACCAAGGGAATTTATTCGTATTGGTGTGATATGGCCATTCAGGGAGGATCTTGGTATTTCCCCGGGCGATAAATATTACTACCCAATGGCAGTTGAGTTCGGCCACGTACGCGCCCCCGCGCACCCCTTTGTTCGTCCGGCGATTGATGAACACAAGACCGAGGAATGGAAGGCGATAGCCAATGATATCGGTAAGGGCGTGGAAGCGGCGGCGAAATTATGAGCCTGAAATCCGAACTGTTTACCTACCTGTCCGCCGTGCTGCATAACCGTATCTATACGGACATGGCGCCGAAAAGTGCGACGCTGCCCTACATTACGCATCAGATCATCAGCGCGGATCACTCGCACGCGATGGATGGGCCAATCGGCAGAGTCACGCGCCGGGTACAGTTCGATATCTACGGCGCCACGGCTGATTCCGTGGACTCTCAATTCGAGGAACTGCGTGACCAGTTGGACGGACTGATCGGCATATCCCTGGGTAATTTGCAAATCGAGGCTATTTGGTTGGATAATGAACGCGATGGGTATATCGATCCGACGGACTCTTCGCAAGTGGCAAAACATCGGCGGATCGTTGATTTCATGATTGCGCACCGGACCACAATACCGGGTCAATCAGGTTAATTTAACACGAGGATACTGACATGAGTGATGGCATAGGTACTGGCGCAACGGTCGCTTTCGATACTTCCACGTTCACCGGGAAGATCACCGACATGAAGATCGACGGCGAGGAAGTGCCGGTCGTTGATAAAACCGGCATGAGTGACACCGGATTCAGGTGCAAGGACTTCGGCGTACTGGCCGAACCGCCGGAAGTCACACTGGAGACCATCTTCGATGTAGACGCATTACCGCCGGCGCCGGGTACGAAGGATCGAATCACCATCACCTTCCGCGGTGGCGGCACCTACAACGGGACCGGGGCCATTACCTCGCGGAGCGCGTCTATCCCCCTCGAGGATGTCATGACCGGATCATTTAAGTTTAAGTTTGACGGATTGGAAGGCCCGACATTCACCGCAGGCTCGCCGTAATGCTGGATCGTGATAGCGTACTGAAAGCGCAGGACATTCCGGCACCGGAAAAGGTCGAAGTGCCGGAGTGGGGCGGGTGCATTTATGTCCGCATCATGACCGGGACCGAGCGCGACGAGTTCGAGGCGTCCTCTATCCAGATCGTCGGCAAGGGCAAACATCGCACCGTATCGCCGGACATGCGCAATGCCAGGGCAAAACTACTGGTGCGCTGTCTCTGTGACGAGTCCGGGAAACGGTTATTTAACGATCAGGATATTGTCGCCCTGGGGAAGAAGAACTCCGGGGTACTGGATCGCCTGTTCGAGCGGGCGCAGGCATTGAACGGAATACGGGATCAAGACCTGGACGAACTCGAAAAATATTCGCAGCCGCCCGGAACGGATATTCTGGCTCCGGCTGTCGATGGCATACCGGACGCCGATCCAAACTTTACAACAGCAAATTAACTCGGCTGAATTCGCTGAGTTGCTGGCTTTTGACCGTGTTGAACCGATAGGGGAGGCGCGGGGGGATTTACGGAATGCGCTGCTTTGTCAGTTGGTGGCCGGGATATTTGGCGGTAAACAAGACGTGGATGAATTCATGATCACCAGCTTACTAGATCGCTTCTCGGAAAAGGACGAAGATACGATCAATACGAACATTGACGCGGTGGAAAATTACCTGAAGAAACGATATGGCAACAATAGCTAATCTCGCCGTCAGTGTCACCGCCCGCATTGGTAGCTTTGAAAAGGGACTGAACAAGGCGATCAAGATGACCAAGCGGTTCAGCCGCGATCTGATCCATCACATATCAACTATCACGAAGTACGCAGCCGCCATTGTCTCCGCCGGGATCGTCATAGGCTCCTATCTGGTTAAACAGCAATTCGAGGCTATCGATAGCATTGCAAAATTATCACGAACATTAGGATTGAGCACGGAAGAATTATCGGGTTATAGTTTTGCAGCGAGTTTAGCGGGAGTGGATAGTGAACATCTGGGGATGAAGTTCGCTTTTATGAATAAAGCTATTGCTGAAAATGCTATGAAAATGGGGCACGGTAATAAAGCATTTAAGGCTCTAGGATTATCTGCGAAAGCACTTGCTGGACTATCAACAGACAAGCGAATTAAACTTCTTGCAGATGAATATAACAAGATAGGCGATGCGGCTAATCGATCGGCATTTTTAATTGATGTTTTTGGGAAAAAAGGATTGGATATGGGCAGCCTTTTTGAAATGGGATCGAAAGGACTGGCGGAAGCGCAGGCGGAAGCGAAGCGGCTGGAGCTGTCGTTTACAGAACTGGATTC